GCATTTTGATCCGTTGATTTCGGTGAGATTACAACCTTGCCATCCCGACACACCATCAATCTGAGGATACATGCCGATTTCCACACAAGGGTTTGTCGTAAAGTCTTTGTCGTCCACAAAGAAGAAGCCGGGTTCGCCAAACTCTTTGATAGATCCCATGATTTTCTTGAACTGATCTCTTGTGATTTCATCTCTTACAATCACGGCAGAGTTGTTTGATCGACCTCTTTGTGGATTCTCTTCAAACCAATTACCAGTTTTTGCCTTTGTCATTTCTTCATCGTCTGCCGAGAATAAACAGATTGTGGCAGACCTACGAACACCGCCAGCAAGAACGGCATCAGCGGCGTGCATGGCAATATCATAAACATCAATAGGACGAAGTTTTGTTTCACCCTTGAAGATTCTTGTTTGAATCAAATGTTCAATCTTGTCAAGTGATCTGCGAAGTGGTTCTGGTCCAGGTGCCTTGAATCCTCCAGAAATCATTGCACCTTTTGGACGAATCTTTGACAGGTCAAAATAAACACGACGACCTTCAAAATCTGGAAACTGACCACCCCCAACAAAATAAGATGAAAGAAGAACACCAAGAGCGTCTGCCCAACCTTCAATAGAATCTGCGACTTCCCAACCTTTTGCTTGTTTCTTGCGTTCTTGAATGTTCGGAAGTTTATTAACATGATGTTTTTGAACAGAGAAGCCCGCACCAGCACCGCATAGAAGTACATAGAAAAGTTCAGAGAAGAACCGAGGCCGATCCGCATATGTGGAGGTGCAATTGTACATTCTCATCATGTGCTTGAGAATCTGATCGCCGCCGAACTGTAATGCTCTTTGTGCGCCAAGAACATATTTCAGTTTATAATAAGATTCCGCTTCATCAATCAACCGAGAAAGTGCGGGTGTCATTTTCTCTTTGTAGAAACCGCGATGCATATTCATAACGCGAGTGACGGCTTCTTCCCAAGTCTCATATCGTTCTTTAGTATCGTCCCATCTACTATACCCTTCGTAAAACTTGGTTTGTGACATGATATTACGGGTATCGTAGTCTTTGTGATTTGAGACGACTTTGAGCATGAAAGGGTACTCCTCTGGATGGGTTATAAGACGAAAATAGTATATATAAGGAAAACCATCACATATTGTAGTATGTGATGCTCTTGTAACAAAATGTTATTGTGTTTTTATGGATTCTTCGTAGTAAACAATGATACTTTTTTGTTGCTTGATATAACGACGAAGTTCCTGAACATTCAACGAAATGTTTTCATAATCGCGAACAGACATTGCCACAAATACCAACTGAAGATTTTTCTTCTTGAATTCTGTAATGAACTCATCCAGATTTTCTTCGGTGACAACAAAAAATTTTACATCATTCAAAGAAACGGGTTTAGGGCGAGGCTGAATCGCGATAGGTTTTTGAACAATGGGATCGATATCTACAGGAGGTTTTTCTGTACACCCACTAATTAACGGTATCAAAAATGATACCATCAAATACTTTTTTAGTGCCATCATTTATCCTATTCTCTATAAGACCAGGTTTCTCAATCGCGAGTCTTGTTAAATCGTGATCTGCTAAAATTTTTCTCAATTCAACTAAACCTTCATCAGCATTTTGAAGGTCTATCGTAAGATTATTTATTCGTTCTTCTTGTTCTTTCGCGGACTTCTGAAGGAAATCTACGGTCGTAATAAGTGATTCATTTTTCTGAACCAACTGGGCATTCAATGACGCGAGATTTTCAATACGTTTTTGCATATAATAGACGCCGCCCGAAGCAGCGCCTATGATTAATACTATCGCTATTATAATATAGATTCTCACATTTGTAAACCTTTATTTTAAGGTGCGGGTGGAAAATAATTCCTTTGACCGTGATAAGCACCTGACCCATATTTCATTGATCTGGTCATAGGTCTTGGTGATGTTTTGGGGGCTGATGTTGGTCTGGTCTTAGGTCTTGGTGATGTTTTGGGGGCTGATGTTGGTCTTGGTTCCGGACGAACTTCAGGAGTTGTTGTGAATTTTCCAGTAGCATCTGGACGATATATTGCAGTATCCCGTGTCACATCTTCTTTCATATTAATATTATATCTTCGGAGGATTTCACTTATCTTTTTTTTCTTTTTCTTGTTTGGTCCCATGTTCGCAGTATCAGCAGGAATTCCAGCAGATGCCGCCGTATTACTTGGTGCTGCTCCCGCTTCTTCTTCATAAAGATGATCATATGATTCTATATTTAATAACCTCTTGATAAATCCGCGGCCAAGATTCGGAGCGGATGCCCCTCTGCCACCACCAACTTTCGGAAAACCACCATCACCTTGTTGTCCAAATTTTATTTTGCCTTCAGGTGGAGTTCTTGTTACACCACCTAAAGTTGGGCGTGGTTTAGGTTTGTTGGTGTCAACTCTATGTGTGTCTTTTAATTTGAGAGTTCCAGACGCTTTTCCCCCAGTATCAGGAACAAGTTGACCAGACCTCAATCGCAAGGTACTTTGCTGCTGTTTGGCCAGTTCCGCTTTCCCTTTCTTCCAATTCGCTTCTGCCTGTTTTGCGGCCCTGGCATTATGCGTCTTTCGCTCGTCCGGGGTCATTTTTTTGTATGCATCTATTTGATTTTGCATTTCAGCGTTGTGAGCGGCAATCTTATTCGCTAATTTTGCCCGCATTTCATCGGTATATTTACCTTCAGTTAAACCTCTTTTTCTCATGGTATTGTATAACCTCTCTATTTCTTTTACTGAAAGGTCTGTATTTACTGATCTTTTAATATCCAGTATATGCCCTCTCAAGGATTGTCTATTGGATTTGTCAGATTTTACTTTCTTGTTGAGATGTTTTAATATAAGATTTCTGAAATCGCTTCTCTTTCCGTGAGGAGTATTAAATCCTACGGCAAGGGATTCACTCATGTTTCTTTGTGCTTTAATCCAGTCTTTTGCTGCTTTTGTATCTGCTGGTTTCTTAGACCAATCACTGATCTTCTTGTAAACATTCGTAGTTTGTTGGTTCCAGTTCGATCCTTCGCTATTATCAACGACAAAAAAGTTTTGACGACCAAACATTTTTTGAAATGCGCCAATATTCTTTTGAACTTCAAGCCACATATCCTTGACTTGTTTATCGGGTAATGTTCTTGCTCTTTGTCTGTTTCTCAATAAAGCAGTATCTAAATCCGTATTGACAAAAATCATCGCTATTTCATATCCGATTTTTTGAAACTGGGATATTTGTTTTTTGATTTTGTTTATGTCTCTACCAGTACCGTCAATGACAATACCAAGACGACCCTTTTGATAAAGTTTCTGTTTTTTGGCGGTTAATGCTTTTGCTCTGTCCCGAATATCCTGTCCTTTAGGCGAATAGATATTTTCGGGTGTTGGTTTCATACCTGCTTGAGCAAGTTTGATTTCGTAAGCATCGTCTGAGTTCACAACTCTAAAACCCAATGGACCTAAAGCAGTTTTACCTACAATAAAAGATTTTCCAGAACCCGGTCCGCCCGCTAAAAATACTGCTTTGAATATTGCGGGATCGTTGACGCCTTCTAAAATTTGTTCTTCTTCTAACATCTCTTTATCTCTCTCAGTTTTTCCACGACATGTTGGTCCATGGGTATGTTTGTGTATTGATCATTTCTTATCGCTTCTAAAAATATCAAAAATGGCTTTAATGCATTCCAGTGTATTGCCTCAATCTTGACATTTAATATTTTAAGACCCGCTTCATAACCAAATACATTAAATATCACAATCAAATGATTTAGAATAAGTCTTTCTGGTAAATCACCTGTATCATAATAACGATTCAATAATCTCTTGACGTATTTGAATCGTTTCAAATCATCATAAAATTCCTCAATGTCAATTCCCTTTGGAGTATAATAATGTAATGCGGCGTATTCTATCAAATCATCTTCCAAAATATTATTCAAATCATCGTTATTCATAGTTTTATTTTTATCTAAATTTTGTTTTAAAGTTCGGATCTAATCCTCTAGTTAAAAATTGCTGGATTATTGACCTGAACATTGTCTACTTCTCTTTTTTTCCAGTAATTAGATCAACTGCCGAGGCCTCACCCAAAAGACTCTTCGCCATATGTTCATGAAATTTCCGGTCTTTACCCTCTGTCTCTTTCGCCTTACGTTCATGATATTTTCCCTTCAACTTTCGCAAATGCGCAAGATATTCTTCACCGCCGGCAGGATTTGATATTCTAGAGTATGCGCCAGTTCTGCGGCCCGTCATAGGATTGAATGATCTCGTATTGCGTAAAGACATTTTTATCTCCCGAATAAACTCTTAACTTGTTCCAGAAGCGTCTCTTTACGAAGTCTACGATCAAGTTCAACGCCTTTTGTTCTTGCGACTTCTTCAAGTTCTACCTTTGTCATATGTTCCAAAACAAAATCTTCTTCTGATGTTGGTGCTTCTGTTAGCATTTGCGGTGTTGGAATCATTTCTTCTTTCACTCCATAAAATTCATCAATATCTTCTTGCGAAATCCTAGCAGGCTTCAACATCTCTCCCGTGCGAGGATGTCTCCAACCATTTGGCGAAGGCACAGCATGTTTTGCCCAGTTTGGAGGTGATATAGCCATGACTTATGCCTTTACCGACACATCAACCTGACCAGTCTTGAAACCATCATCTTCTTTTCTTGATGCTCTTGCTGTAATGTCTTCAGGTTTGTTGATGATTTTCTTATCACCTTTTGAGGAATCTCCTCTACGACCGGCAGCAACTTTGACATTCGTGGCACGGAACGCATCCCAAGTTCTTTTTTCTACTTCAGGTTCGTTCACATCTTTTGGCATTGGAGTTTGCCGGTCCATCTCTCTTTTTGCTGAAGGGGAAAGACCTTCACCTCTTGGTGACCCGTTGTTCATATTACCGTGATCAGCGCCGGCAGATTCTCCGAATGTTATTTGTGTTGGGTTCTTGACATATTTTTCACCAGCTATATTCGTTTGATATTCTTTACCCTTCCACTTGAATACACCCCCGGCCCCACCTTGCTTTTTACGAGCAATTCTAAAAGCGTCAGCGAAACTTTTTGGTTGAGTAGCAGAAGTAGTAGAAGTAGTAGACGACTTAGCGAGATCGTTGGGTCGTGATTTTGGTCTTGGCACCCGCAGGCTTGTCGGATTTGTCTGTTTTTTCGGCGGCTGATCTTTTGTGATCGAATATCCAGGTTTTTTTGGTGGCGACGATAACGTATAACCTAAGTATCGTGGATTCCGGGGATCGTCTGTGCCGCCAGAGCCTCTTCCAGTGGTACTGGGAATTTTTATTTCGGCGGATTTTTCCGTGAAATACAAATACGCCTCGGCGATTTCGTCATAATCTTGTTCTGAAATATCATCTAGACCATTTTCTTCCATGTAAGCCTCGATGATTTCGTCCATAAGTTCTTTGTTCATGTTACAATTCCTTTTTATTTGTATTTATAGTTTAGATAACTTCATGGATAAAATTCTGTTAATGTGTTCCAAAATGGGTGACAATTATGTCTTAAAGTTATTTTTAGATCACCTTTTGATATAATTTCATATTTTTTGTATTCGGGCGACCCCCACGAAAAAATCCACGGACCAGCAACATAAGTTCCTATAGGTCTTGTGCTATCCGTCTGCCCTTGGTCATCACTAAACTCAATGTTCAATTTTTCGTTTTTTGCTGATGCAAACATACCAATATATGCACAGTTTCTTATTTTCTTAAAATCCACATATAATATAAGGCTACCATCTTCTGAATTTGAATGATCTATAACTTTCATTTTTGTTGTAACTGGCAACCATTTGCCTTCTAGGATCGGCAGCTTTGGCCAATATACTGGAAAGAAAGCAAGAATAATCAGAACCACAAAAAGTTTATTGAATGTTGGTTTAAATAAAAATCTGAATATTTTATTAGTTAACAACGTTAAGTCCTCCATTTAACACAAAGGCCATGATACCGGCAATTAAAATACTAATAATAAGCCATATTACTTTCTTGATGTAAGAAAATAATTCTTGATGCTCTTTTTCTAATCTCTCAGTTCTGTAAATCAAGAGTTCTACTTTTGTGTATAACTTTTGTAATAACTGTTCGTTATCATCTGGGTTCATAAATATTTCTCCTAAAATGTTCTAATTATGAAATATGTAATCACTCAGAATTATGTTTTTTTTCATGTCTTGCCAGCATTGCCCTAGCTAGCCCCTCTTTTTCTGGCCTCTCGTCTTTCTTTTTCCTTGACGAGTTGATCATATGTTGGCAATATCGTTTTCGCATTATTCTTCGTCTTTTGTGGCATTCTTTATATATTTTGTCAGTTTTTTTGTGAGATTTCGTATAAGTTACGCATTTGGATCAATTCTTCTTTTCAGTTTTTCTCTGAAATCATTTATTCTAGCATTATCCAATTCTCTGTCATCTCTTTCGGCAGATTGGTTTTTTCCTATCAAATTTTTTCTGGCCCCAAGAACTTTTTCAACTTTTTCTCTGTTTTTCTGTGATCTTAATTTGGCATAATAGAATTTGCCTCTTGTCTCTACAATATCGCGCTTTTCTTGTCCAGGTGTCAGTTTTCTCGCCTTTTTAGATGCTTCTGGTGTTCCCCATTCGGGTTTGTCTTTATACCATCTGTCTGTCTTTTCTTCTATCATGGAAACATCATTCAACCATTTACGAGATTGGTTACCTTTCGCATCTTCAACGATAAGATAATTGGCACCACAATATGATACGACATATTCATTACCATCTTTATCTTCTACCAAATCACCAGGAAGATACAAATCACCTTTGATGTATTGTTCACGGGCATCAGATACTTTGTCTAATCTAACATGATTTCTGTAGTTCGTGGATTCTTTGAGACCCATACCAAGACGAACATCGTTGAACATTTTCTTTGAGTCTTTCAAAGAAATCTCGGACGGTATGCCTTTTGAGAATGATGAGAAATCATTGTCTCCAGCAGCGGCTCTCATTTTAGATGCCGACATACCAGTCACACCTTCAGCATCAGGATCTCTTTCTCCCGCAGAAACAACATTGATGGATTTGAAGTTGTAGAATCCGTGCCGCCCCTTGACATTATTATATTTGTTCAATAGAATATTGAATTCACGAATTCTGTCCGAGCCAACAACCATCGTGATATCCGTGAAACCTTCGTTGTGTAACTTTGTGGCAATATCAAATACATTGATCAGTTTCGGATCGTATATAATTGATCTACCATGTTTCGCAAACATCTTTCTCGCCCATTTGACTTTATCGCGATAAGATAATGGGTTCTTTTTGGGGTCATGCGATTGCGACAAATACATTCTATACTGATTAGGACCAGATACAGATTTCATTTTATCTAATAACTTACCATGACCAATAGTCGGGGGATTCAACCGACCAAAGGAGAAAGTAATGGCACTCTTGCCTTCAACTAAGTATCTAGAAAAACTTTTCATTGTTTCGCTCTGTGTCTCTCAACTTCTCTTTTACGAACGTCTTTGAGCATTTTCATTGCTACCATTTGAATTCGTTTTTTCATAGCAGGAGTATTCAATTTCTTTTCAAGTTCCTGCTTTCTTGCTGGCGAGAGTTCTTCTTTTGGTATACCTTTAGTCAGTCTTTTAAGAATGAATTTTCTAGCAGTCTTGATTGCTCTACGCTTCAAAGTTTCCATATTTGCCATTCGGCGCTTGGCTCTTTTTTGACCCATCTCAATCTTCTTATGAACCCTTTTCATAATTCTGGCTCTTTTGAGTCTTTGTGCCATATTCAACGCTTCATCAAGTTCAACATCTTCATTTCTTGGTTTATAATTAAGAAACTTACCGTGTTGTCTTAATCTACGGTGCATTTTCTCCATAGATTTTTCAGCCTCTTCAGGCGTCTTTGGTTTTCTTTCCCATTCTTTTTCTAAATCTTCTTTTGCTTTCTTTCTAGCACGATCAGCAAGATATGCGGAAATCTCATCTAGTTGAACATCTTCTTTTGTGAGTCTTTTCCACGCTTCTTTGCTTGGATATCCTTCTTCACCTGGTTTTGCGGGAGGTTCACCTCTTTCGCGTTTTTTACGAATACGATCCCAGAGTCCAAGTTTCTTACCTTCATCAAGGTTGACTTCTTCTTTCATTGCCGCTTTTTTGTGTGCTAATGCTTGAAGTTCCGCATTCAGTTTATTCCATAGTGCCAAGTTTCCTGCTTTTTTTGCTCTCCACATTTTAGCGCGAAGAGAACGCGATTCATCCGTTCCGACTGAAATTTTTCCCATTTGAGTATCAGGATTAATAGAAGGTAAAAGACCTTCAGTAACTCGTTTCGCGGCCGCAGTAGCAATCGCCATCTTCTTAGACATAGGCATATCTGGATGGTCCCTTTCTATTGCTTTGGCAATCTCTTCGCGTTTCTTTTTTTCATCAGGAGTTAATGTTCTCTCGCCAAGAACACCAGACCTACGTCTTCTCATTCTATGTTGAAAGTAACCATCAGGATCATCACGATCCGGATCGAAATGTGCTACAAAATCTTTGAAGTTTAACTTATCCATAGGATTATTCCACTGCTTCTGGATCTTTACCCATACCTTTGATCCGGAAATATTTCTTCAGGTCCGTCTTAGTGATTCTTGTAACATCGCCAATCGAATCTGGTCTACGAAGCAGTTTACGGAGTTTCATCTTCACTTCGCCTGGGTTCTTTGCGTCAATAAACATAGGTGGAAGACCGTCTACATTAACTTTGTAGTCGATGGTTGCTTCATCAATTGATTCTTTCTTCATTTTATACATAGGACAATCTTCGTCATGTTCGTCATCATCTTCCATATCACAATCACATTCTTTTTCCTCTTTCTTCATCGCTTTCTTGATTGTTTTACGACGATTGTGCAGATATTCATCCGATTCATCTTCGTCACCATCATTGTCAATATCAGCGTCTAGGCGATCTTCCCAGTCACCTTCTAACTCTTTTGCGTCAACTGGATCCAGTTTCTTTTTCTTCTCAGTCAAGTTCAAAGATTCATTCAAACGAAGATCATAAATGTTGATTCGATTTTCGGTAAGTTGACTTACTCTTGCTTTAGCCTCGGCAATTTTTTGTTTATTGTTCATTTTTATTTGTACCCCATTTGATTTATTTTTCCCAACCTTTCACAATGTCCGGCGAGAAGTTGTTATAAGAAAACTCCATTCTATCAACAATTTTTAATGCTGAACCAGAAAGTTTGTCTATCGCAACATAACCTTCAGGGCCAGTAGTCTTGTATCCTCTATTTGTTCTTACGAAAGTCTTGACTTTCGACAATCTATTAAGTATATTTATAATAATTAGTTTTGCATCTATGATTGCTTTTTGAAAATCGAACAACAGTTTTATAGAAATCTTGTTTCTGGTCGAGAAAAATGTCATGATATTTGCCAGTTTTTCTCTTCTAGGCGTTTTACCTTTTTCTGTTTTCAGTTGCGATATTTCATCATGAAACTTTCTCTGTATCCATAATATCAAATTGTTCGTATGCTTTGCGGTGTCTTGAATGACTTGACCACTTCGAACAAATGTGTTGTTGTATTGTTCAATCAATCTTGGTAACTCTGGATGTGCTTCAAGTTCTCGTAATGTCGATCCTGATATTTTATTGAATATCTTGCCAGCAACAGAAAGATAAGCATTGACCATCTTTGTCTCGGATTCTGACATGGTAGCATTCGTCAGGTCTCTCAGGAAAGCATCTTGCGACCATACAGCACTTGATGATCTAAACTTGTTCACATTGACGCCATATGACGCTCTCATTGACTCGAATGTTGATCCTTTATATGTTGTGTGCCAGACAATCCCCAGTTTCGCCGACGCGATATCTTTTGCCATTGGCGTATTTGCTGGAACGGCATAAACAATGGTGTTGGGATGAAAAGTGATAAAATCTTCTCCATCAATCTTGTCCTTTTTTAGATCGTTTTGAGCGAATAAGAAATCGCCCTGAATGACACCTTTGATGCCAAGTGAAGGTAGGTGTTGTAAAGCAAGTTTCAATTTTGCTGCAAGATCGCCTGAAGTGTCTGCATCAATCTCTTGAGGTGTTTTATAGACTTTAGGATTCTTGGCAAAGATGCCCTTTTTAGCGACAAAGAACTTACCATCAGAAGGATCAGTTCCTGCAAAGATAGCAGGAGCTCCATCCCATTTTACTGATACGGAACCAGAATGATGGCCTTGAAGCATATCCCGAAACGAACGAATCGCATTGATTGCTTGTCTGGCACCACTGACGCCACCATAGATGATAGCATCATCGATGTGCGTCATATGTGTGTTCTTTTGTTCTGCTAGAAAGGATTTGAAGGATATCATTAGAATTTTACCTATATTTGTAATCTGCCATGATGTGAGTTGGATATAACCCGCCTTGTTTGTTTCTAATATTTATTTTAAATTCATAGCGAGGTGTTAGCACTTCAATGTCTATTCGTTTTGCTGATCCGGGTTGAGGATACAATATCGTGACTTTAGATATTTTCGCCGAGTCTATCATTTTTCGACGAGTCATCTCATAAAATTCTACATTTTTTCCTCGGCGGTGTGCCATCCAATAACCATAACCTACACCAGATAAAAGAAGTTGTTGTAAAAGTCTTTTATTCGCCTTACCTGTTGCATTAACTCTGATTTTTTTTGCTTTTGAAGGTTTGGATCTATCATAACTAGAAAAAATTTCAATAAATTTTTGTTCGTCGATACCAAATGCATTCAATAGAATTTTTGCTTCTCGGTTTTTAAATGATCCTTTTTCGAAATCTGCTGGAGGAAATATTTTTCGAACACCCGAATTAAAAAAGGTAACTGTACCACCATATTTTGCTGAAATATAATAGGGTTTACCATCAGCGGTGACCGTAACATCTGTAACTTTAGATCCGATTTGCAAATCTCGTCCGCCGATAAGCATGGAAACATCAGTCAAAAATATAGGTCTTTTCGTGTTCGCAGCACCATCTAACTTTACCGATATTTTTTTAGCATCTTTTAGAAATGCATCATGCATCGATTTCATCATGTCGGGATAAATGAAATCGCCATCCAAACCTTCTTCTTTATACTTCTTAACATCCTTGACGATATTATTTTCGAAAGCAAATCCTTTCGAAGCCGACCCCTTTCCGCCGCGAGAACCATTTCCAGCACTTATCGAAAATCCGTATTTTTTCGACAATGATTTTAAGTTGTAATCGAAAGATAAGACTCTTATTAATTTTATTATGTTGGGTTTAGTAGCGTCGAGAGCAATAGGGTCTTTTATTCCGGATTTGTTCATTGACAACTCAGCAAAAAGTTTTTTGAGATTTTCCTTTTTATCGTCTGGAACAAATTTTAAATTGTCTATATCAGATTCGGATTTCGGAAAATGAGTGAACCCCTCATTTAAGAACGTCTTGAAACTTTTCATATTTTCCCCATTTGGATAAAGTTGTTTACTCTATTTATAAAAAAAGGGAGCGTAACAAACGCTCCCAAAGTGAAAGCAAGAAAGGCCCGTTTTGCGTGGAACCCATACGCATCTTCTACTATGCTGCCATGGCGTACTCCACTGCCTTCTCTGCTGCTTTGATCTTGCGGTTTTGGTTAGTGCCAAACCACTGGTTGTACAGACGATTATCAGCACTACGACCTTGTACGTGGTCGGTCATGAAAGTAACACTGTTGAATGCTTGCCACCAAGTTCCTTCAGCGAACTCTGCACCCGGTTGAGTCTCAAGCACCTCAAATGCTTGCTTTGCCGGGCGTGAAAGAGTTTCTTTCGTGACCTCTTTTTGTTCTCCAGAAGTCAACGGAAACACTTCGTTGTAGTACTGAAGAAGATTATCAACTGAGAACCGGCGCGACCCAAGAAACTCTGCCATTTCTTTGTACTTAGCGAACTTTTCGTGAGCAAGCCCCATTGTGTTCTTGACCGCATCCGCATCAAATGCTGTGCGGTGACCGACTTTTACAGCACGATCCGCTTGAGAGTTGATTGCGAAAGTCAGAGTGTTATTGCAAACTACTCGGATCGGAGTGAAGCGAACATCAATCGCTTTACCATACTGATGAGGATTGGAGAAGAGCATGTAAGAGTCTACCTGATCCCCGCCGAAGATATCAAACGATTCTTTGACTTTTGCCAAGGCCCAGACATATTGTCCGTCACGAAGTGAACCGGCAGTGTGCATCTCCATATCGCCCGCAAGGACGAATTCATTGAAGAATTGAAATGCTTCTCGGTTCTGAACAGGATGCCAGTTTTCACCAACATTAGTCAAAATCTTAGCGTCCGTTTTACGAACAAGAGATTTCTGACCAGTAGGAAGACGATCACCGTTGAACTCAATAAACGATTCAACCTCTTCAACTTCCCAGTCAACACCCGCCTTTTCCATCATCTGTTCAGGTGTGAGATCATTTGAGACTTCGGTCCCGAGACCGTGCCAAGGAACACCACCCGATTCTGCGTATGCCATCTGTGCTTTGCCATTTACGATTTCAATCATATGTGCCATGAGATTTACCTTTCTGTTTTCTCACTGTTTCTACGATTATTATATTCAAAAGAATGATTCGTGTCAAGCGTTTTTTTCAAATAAATTCGAGATTTTCTTCACGAACTGCGAAAGAGATTTTGCCACCACCCTCATAAGGTTCACATTCGACCGTGTAGACAATCACATCACCCATTTCGTGACGTTCTTTCACATCAACTTCAATCCCGTTATAGGCGTTGATTTCGTCTTTCAGAATTGCTTCCATTTCACCTCTCCTTTAGAAGTAGTAACGACGAGTTCCGTTTCCTTCGATTTCAGCAGTATCAAGATACCGATAACCTTGATAATTGCCAGTCTGGAACAGAACTGATTCAAGCATATCTACTACGCCTTGCCGTTCATCAGCATTGGTATTTTCATTCGCGAGAAAATGATTTGTCATTTCACGCAGAGTTTCAACTTCAATCGTTTTCCGTGCTTTTTTCATAGGAATTGTCCTTCTCCTGAACCGTCTGAGTCTAACCAAGCTTGGGCAATGACACTGGCATATTCATCTGCTTCGTCAGCATACCAGATTTTCAAACCCTTGTTGCCCATTTCTTGCAACACCATGAGATGTTCAGCGGCATTGCCATAATCTTCCTCATACGCGAAGACTACACCTGCATCGCTCATTATTGCAAATCCGCGAGTTTGGTCAATCATGCTGCTTCCTTTCCAGCAAACTTTACTCCGACTTTCGTGATGCCATCCTTGCGGATCATGACATTCGCGAAAGATTGTGCGGCATAGTTTTTAGCGAACATCTTTTCGCCACCGTGGCGACCGCGATAGTTCCAGACAACTTTCCACATTTTTCTTACCTCTCTCTCTCTTACACTATCAATATAAGCATTCGAAAGTGATTCGTCAAGAGGAAAAATAAAAAAAAAAATGAAAAAAGATGAACCCCTAAGAGTTCTTCCTTATCTTATACTCTTTCATGAAACCCGTGAACAATACCATCAGCACCGAAAGATGCCGCCAGTGCATCTGGTTTCAATTTCGGTTCCATTCCAGTTACACCAAGAATGTATCCTGCTGCTTCTTTTGCTACACATGAAGAGCCGTGTATTTCGTCTGGATTAACATCAAGATGGACTTCGATATCATACCCAAAAATGTATGGATACATCTGCATGTACAGTTCCGCAACCTTATACACTTCAGTCATAAGTCTCATACGAGGTCTTGAGATGTTCTTTTCATAATCTGGTTCATATGATATGTTCCGAAAAATCTTACAACCGTTTGAACCATTTTTATGTACGACAAGAACAGTCGCATACTTTGCCATCTTTTGTCCGTTTTTAATAATACGAACAGAATCACATCCAAAGTATATTTTTGTTTTTGACGAAAGTTCTGATAGAATGTCGATTATTTGCGTGATTTGTTCATCTGTGAAATGAACTGGTTTTGTCATGTCGCTACCCTCAGTTCACATGTTTTGGAACGATGACGCTTCTGCGGATCGTCTTTTCTTCGCTTTCTGTTATAGGAAACTCTTTTAAGAACACTCCATCAACCACAAAATCTTCATAATGTTTTGAATACTTTTCAATTAGATTTTCTTCGGTGTCCGATTTTAACCTAATGCCGAAGCGGACACCGTTAATACTATGAGAACAACAATATTCAGGCATTATAAATGCTCTGAATATGATCCTCGAATTCCTCAACCTTCGCAAGTCTGTTCGGCCAACGAATGTATTCCTTTTCGGGATTTGCTTTGAGATTGTTCAGGAGAGGAACAATGGCATTATACAACCGATCTATCTTGTCTTGTGAAGAAACGAGTGTTGCGGTAGTTGTCTCTAACTGTTGCGTTGTTTCCATTTCTTCTTCGGATACGGCAGTAAATCCGAAATCAAATGTATATTCTGTCATGTTATAATCCTCGATCTTCTAATATTTTAGCATATGTTTTGATTTTCATTTGATACCATTTTACCATGTCTTCTTCATTCATATCATCAAAAGTGGATTCTGTTGGTATATCTGGATTTTTTATGTCCAACAAATCTTGATTTGAATCGATTGTCGCATAACGATCCAAATCGGTATGTTTTAACATATGGGTATAAACACGCACATCACCAAAATGTTTAATGATCCATAAATGTACACCATACAACGTACTAGCATAGTCCGATAATAAATTTTTCATTTCTTCTCTGTCTTTGGGTAGAATATCAAAATATGGCAAATGAAAACCAACAAGACCATGAATTTCTAATTGCCGCGCATACATAATTGCATATGCACAAGCCGACAAACAATAATCATAAGGTAGTACTACGACTTTAACTCCTAAATTTTCTAGAAGTTCACCTATTATCAAACCCGATATGAAATTACCACCGGGACTAGAAAATGCAACATATTCGGGACCAGTCGTTAAAATGATATATTTAAGATAAGTAACAGAAGACCGATCTATTTTTCCATAAAATCGCACAATAGAAACGCCATCATAATTAATCAGAGAGATGTTGTAACTGCCCTGATGTATCAATACATCGCTTTTTATGGAGTCTCCCGGAACATACCACTCGTTACCCTTTAACTCTTTCGCTTGAGCAAAAGAAGAAATCAATACAAAGAGTATGGTGAGTAATGTTCTTATACCTGACATAAATATGCTTGAACCTGTTCTGTTTTTTCTATTTCTTCCGTTCTGACATAATATCTATCGGAAGAACCAGAATCCTCTAAGTCCTTGTTCAAGTCATTTATCCATTTATCCAAAGAAACGAGTTCTTTCATAGAGTTGATATCATAATCGCCTAAGTATGTTTCTTTGTTCATTTTCAGTCTCCATATAATATTACCTATTATATCACTGTATTATATATAAGTCAAGTCAGAATTTATTATCTCGGCGCTTGCGGTCGTTTAGGTGCTTTACGGTTAATATCACGATCCGTTCCAGGAGTAATTACTTGCGGACCACCGCCGGTGCCATGCGCGGCGCGAAACGTTCTGTATTGTGCTTCATCATCAACCATGGTATTGCCGTCATTAGGTAGGTTTACAACACCAGGTGTGGGACTATTTAAGTTATTATTGACATTAAATCTTGAAGGCCTCGAATATTTATGATCCCCCTTTCCGCCGAAAGGTTTCAGACTCGTTCCGCCTGGATACTTTGTAGGATCACCCCAGCGCAGACTGTCTCTAGATGGGTGCCTGGTTTTGCGCTCTTTGCTTAAATAATTTGCGAGGGCGCCGGCACCCGTAGCGGCCCCGACCCAAGTTTCTGGTCTTATACCTAAAAATCTAGTAGCATTCTTTATTACTTTTGGGTGTGTCATTGCCCGCGAGCTTGCCGACAGAAGAGGGGGCAATACTTTTTTTGCCGCCGCTTTCACAACCAAGGGCATCAACGGACCCCCTTCTTGCAAATTTTCTTGTCTAAAATCTTTAAATTTTTTCACAGTACATTCTCCATTGTGGCGTTTGTACTATTTATAAAAAAAAGGAACCCAAAAGAGTTCCTTTTTTTTGGCGGAGAGCGGGTGCAATCGAAGCCCATACCCCAGTGAGGTACCCACGGTTTTCAAGACCGGTCCGGCGCGCCTGTCCGGTTCACTCTCCGTACTCAACTTCTTCACCGTTGGCGAACGATCCTTTTACTTGTTCTTTACTTTCAAAAGATGGTTGAACATGTCACAGAGGGCTTCCGCAATATTCTCGTCAACCTCTGTAACTTCTTGAACATTCCATTCTTTCACGAATGGGTGTGGTTCGCTATAGCAGATCAAACCGCGACCTTCCGAACCACCAACAGCGACATAGTATTTGCCGATCATCACAAATCACTCACGAAAGAAAACTCTTCACCGAAATGATTAGTCTCTTCTGCTTCTTCTGCTTCGAACTTGCTGGTCCGCCAAGCAACGACGAATCCCAGACCCATGTTATCTTGATGATCCCACGATCCCAGATCGTATCCGTGATACTTCAGTTCAGCAACGATTTCAGCGGCAACGGCGAGATTTTCAACATCAACCCCGATACCCTCATAGAAGAACCGTCCGTGATATTCGCCCCGAAAATGAACATCTACTCCATTCATTTCGAGACTTTCAACTAGGTCTTTAAACTCTTGTACACTGATTTTCATTCGATTTCCTTTCTCTCTCTTACATTATTAATATAAGCATTCTTGAACCGAATGTCAAGAGCAAAATTCGCTATTGAGTCAAGTTTTTATGTTTTGAAAAAACGAAGTTCAAATTCAGTGACAGTCAGTGTTTTACGTGCTTGAAGAACAATTTCATACGAGAACTTTTCTACAAGACTTTTCATATTGTACTTCTTGTTAATCTCAGCGAACACTTTGTCAGCAAGACGATCATCAATACGAGGATTCTTCTTTGCGTTTTGTTTGTCAACAGCAATCAGTTCACGATAGAACGATGAAGTCTCAGCAGTATCACGCTGATTAACAATCTTATAATCTTCTGCGTATTCATCAATCTTGCGATGCTTAATGTTTTCAGCATCGTCATAATCTTTAGCATCAATCGTTTCAACGATGCGTACATTCTTGCTCTTGATATAAGCAGACAGCACAGCATTCTTGTAAACGAAATGAGATGAAGTTTCAGCATTATGCTTAGTAGCTTCAACAGTCAACGAAGAAACAGTAGCGTTATGGCGCACGTAAACTTCATTGTAATCATTCATATATACGACGACGGTGTTCATAACATTCTCTCTCGTTGCTTTCATATATATTATATCACCGATTCGCTACTGAGTCAAGTTTTTTTGGTGCTTCCATTCAGAATCGAACTGAAAACTTCGGGTTACAAAGCCGATGTTATACCATTTAACTATAGAAGCAATATTGGAGACCCAGGTGAGAGTCGAACTCACTACTTTCGTGCCTGGGAGTTGTAGTTACGAATCCGTGCAATTTTCAGTGCTTCTTGTTCTGTTTGTTTGGCGCAAGCGGCAGGAATCTAACCTACTATTTTGGTAGAAGTGGAGGGAGTTGAACCCTCTCAAGAACCCTAATCTGGGGCTAAAGACTTTATAAGTGTCTCCTGACTACCGAGTCTCACTTCCATTAATTTGGTGCAAGCGGCAGGAATCGAACCTGCTCCCCTTTCGGAATCCGTTATGAGCGGATGGGCAACCCAATAGCCATCGCTTGCATTTTACTTTAAGCAGCGAACCGATACTTCTTGTTCCACTTGCCGATGTTGATATCGTTGTACCAACCCACGTCGAAATAATCAGTCATGATATCAGAGTTGTTGTAGTTACCTTCATTCATCGCGGCAACCAGTTTCATCAAGAAACTCCGTTCTTTGCCTTCGTAATGATCTTTGACCCAGTAGACATTCACTTGCAGACTATCTCCGTCAACATCTTCGAACAAAGGACCGCTCTGGATATTTACAACAAGCGAAGAATGATTGTCAACACCGATGGTGCCTTTCATTCCGTACTCTTTCAGAACTGCTTTGATCTTGGGAGCAAGTGCCTTTTTCTTCTCTTGAGACATGTAAGCCATTCGTTTTCCTTTCTCTCTCTTACACACTTAATATAGTCATTTGAAAATGATTCGTCAAGAGGAAAAATGAACTTTTTTGAACTTTTTTGAACTTTTTTTGGTGCCCGAGGAGGGATTCGAACCCACACTGTACAGATCCTAAATCTGCCGCCTCCTGTCAATTGGGCTACTCGGGCATATGTTTGGTGTGGGCGGTGGGATTCGAACCCACACTGTACAGATTTTAAGTCTGTTGTCTCCTACCCGTTGGACTACACCCACACATTTAAATTTGGCGCTCCCGCTAGGACTCGAACCCAGACTCTGCCGATTAGAAGTCGGCTGCATTATCCAGTTATGCTACGGAAGCATTTTGTTGGTCGGAGATGTAGGATTCGAACCTACGACCCTCTGGTCCCAAACCAGATGCGCTACCAGACTGCGCCAATCTCCGTTTTTTCTGGAGCGGATAGAGGGAATCGAACCCTACACACTACGGCTTGGAAGGCCGAGGACTGAACCCGTCAGCATACCCGCGAAATTAGGAGGTCAGTTTATCGTCTTGACCAGGACCGGAGAGAACTCGTAATTCTCGTATCCGTCTATTGGCGACCGTGACGGGAATTGAACCCGCTGCGACTTGATAGACAGTCAAGCTTCCCACCATAGGAACCCACGGCCATAATTTTTTAACTCGCTAAAATAAATTGTGTGCCCTAACTGACGATCTAAATGGGTATTGACCTAAGTCGCAGGGTTTCAGGTTTGACACACTCTACTACAAACCCTTGTTCGAAATGGAAGAGACTTTTCTTTCTCTCTTACATACTTAATATAGTGTATTTATACTGCAATGTCAAGAGGCAAAATGCATTTTTTTTATCTTTCTAGTCCAACACAGATTGCTTGAGATCCAGAAGGAAAATAACCTTCTTGAGTTCCTCCGACTCTCAGAGCCAATTTCTCTCTTGCTACAAAGCAATCTTCCATCTTATCAAAAGAATATTTCGGTGTATATGCGTTCACGGCATATGCGTTACCTACATCAGTGACTAGGATATAAACGAGAACCCACTTCACGTTTCTCTTCCCGGATTTTCCTCAAAATATACTCGTGGTATCTCTCCTGGATTTTCAAGTTTTGCCCATTTGTCTTCGAATTTCCAGTTGTGTACCATTTCGAGTTTTTGTTCTCTTGACCAGTCTTTAAGATATTCGTTTTCTCTGTCAAAGATTTCAAGAATCTTTTCTTCCCCATCCACAATCTCCGTATCAATAATATTTTCGCCAAGATAATCTTGCGACAGTTCACTCACATCTTCACTTGTTACACAATCATTCGCCCATTCAATAGGGTTTACAGGAACATCTGGATTCTCTTTTTGTAAATCATCAACAGGAATTACATATTTGTGCTTGTGCATTGTGACCGTTGTGATTACTACGTACTGTTTATTTTCCATTTAAAAATCTCCACATTTTCAAGTAAAATTCAAATCGCTTTGGTTCTTGATCTATATTAGGCAAGTTTTTAGTACCAAAAAATTTCACAAAATCTCTTACATCATCATCTGTCATTAGCATAAAATCCCATTCTGGCTACTTGCATATGCCCCCCTGCGTCATCAAAATCTTCTATGTAAGTGTGTGTGTCTTTGTATTTTATTTTCTTTTCATAATAATCTGAGGTCCATACGGGAATGATTTCATCAAAATCTGGCTCAAATGAAGGCCGCAAATGAACTTCAATCAGATTGCCGTCTATGAATTCCACATTTATCTTTTCAATCGCCGAAAGTTCTTTTAGAATATTTGGTATCTCAGGGCATTTATCATGAGATAATCTTACCCATTTTGAAAACTTGGACGATCTTTCCAAATCATCATGAAATCCCTGCCAGACATTGTGTATCTTCCAAGATGGTTTTGTTCCGTGTATAAAAGACATTGTAACAGATATATGATCGCCTGTAAACCTTTCGCACCAAAAAAATCCGGGTTCTACAGTATTATTTTGTTCGGAACTGATGTATTGAAATCTTGTGTAAACACCCATGCCATATAAATTGTATATCGGTCTTACGACATACACACCAGATTTGCTTGGTGCTATACCACCGGGTCCGCAATCATATCCTAAACGTTCTGCTAACCAAAGTTTGTTGAACCAATCGTGATACTTCGGATATCTTTTCCAAGCAATACCATCAGGGTCTTCTTTAATTTTGTTTTTCGGTCCCGTCATCCGTGTCGCGCCTTTTCAATTCAACTTTTATTTTTCGTTGTTCTCGCAAGACTGTCTCTATCTCTTCTTTAGAAAGTTTGCCTGAGTTTATCATGACATTATTCAGTTTGAATATATCCATGATATCTCCTAATGATGTGTTTGCGTATTTCATGTTTCTAACCTATAGATAAACCGAATGCCGTGTGAGTAATCATAGTAGTTTGCTTCGTGGCCAGAGTAAACTGGTTGTATTGGTCGTCCGTTTTTTCTATGCCAACCATATATTGTCACATAGTCATCCCCTCCAGATATCACATCTTTTTTATGCCCAGCAATCAGTTTACACCTTCGTCCTTGTAGTTGTTCCTCTATCATATCATTGTGTCGTTTTATATATTTGAAACTTACCATTTTTGGACCCGGTTTCATTGGTATCGGATCAAGTTTACAATCGGATTTGGACCATATGAAATTTACCATATCCTTATCGGGTAAACTCCAACCATTCTTTTTCGCAATCTTGATAGCATCCCAATAACCTAAAGGCATTCTTATTTTGTTTTTCTTGTAATAATCATTAGATACGCAAAAATGATTATCTTTATAGAAAAGTAGACTAAAACCAGTTTCACAGAAATCTCTATGCTTTTGTTCTTGAAGTTTTGCGCACGAACCTATGAGTATAATCAAAACCAAACATAGTAATGTCACAAACCTCATCATCATTCTTTCTTCATAATATATACATTCATCGAAAGTATCAAAACTTAGTCAGCAAGTCCTACAACAACTTGCTTTCCTTCCCAATTTTTACCAAGGCGAACTGCTCTTTCTTCACATGCATATCTTGTTTGGTCACCTCGGTCTTTCCAACCATTACGCCTAATTTCTCTTTTTACACTTAAACATTCTGAAATACTATAAGGTCCTGTATGTTCAATCACTTCACCTTGTGCATAAAGTAAAAGCACAAATGCTACTACGATTTCCATTTTAGTTTCCTCCTGTTGGATTATTTCCTGTCCCGTTGTTTTTTGCCATACCTCGGGTTTCATGAATTAAATCCATAATTTCCTTTACTTCTGTTTCTAATGCACGAATACGTTCTGCATAGAATTCAAGTGTCAACTTTTGTTGCTGATCATAAGGTGCTTGACCAGTTTCTATTTCATTTGAGAGTTTTTCTAGTTCTCCTGCCAAGTGTTCAATCAACATAAATTGTTCGGAGTCGGCGGGTAGTGATCCCATCTCGCCTCTAGGCCATTTTATTCTAAACTCCGAATTCTGATCTAAGTCAGCCGACATCATGGTTATGTTAGTTTCAATTTGATTTAATCTTTCAATAATGCCAAAGTATGCCCACGTTCCTATTGCTACTGCAACTATCATGCTAATAAGATTACGAAGAGGCAGGGCTAACTCGGTATTTTCGTTAACCCTCGTTGTTTTGCCATCTTCTGACATGGTTACTTTCCTTCTGATAGTACCTACCATGCTATTTATCTAAATTAAATTAATAAGAATGTCTAAAATCCTCTCTTAGTACAAAATCATTTTAAAGTGTAGTATCATCGCATTCCTAACAAACCGGGAAATGCTTCTTCAACAAGGTTAATGGTCAAACCTTTTGCCAACTGTTTCTTGTCTTTCATTTTCAAAAGAATCTTAGCATCTTCTGGATGTACACCTTCAAGCCAAGAAATGAACATTCGCTCTCTCTTGAATTGTGGCATATTCGTACCAGGACCACCTTTCACAAGATATCTGAAGTTCCTATGAATCTTATGAATAGATGATGGATGACTTTCTTCTGCCGCTTCTTTATAGGGAGGGTCGCCTTCCGGAATCAACCATTCAATCTTTTCATCATAAGTGCCTTTGAGAACATCTTTCAATGCCCAAGATTCGTTTTGTCTAAGAATCTGCACTTTCTCGTTTTTGGAATTCGTCTTTTCAACTTTTTCAATAATCTCAAAAATATCTAATATCATTATAGAAACTCCAGTACTTTCTCTAGCAGGTTTATACATTTCTTACTGACTAAATACGGAAACACTTTACCCTTTTTGTCCCAAGGATCTTGCGATTTGTATTCCTTCATAATCTTATCTATAATATCTGAAGGACATTCTGAAAGGTCAATCATCTTTTTGTTTCGTAGATAGTTACGATACACTTCTTCCCCCATAGACTTAGGGTCTACAAGGAGCGATTCTTTCCTTTTTGCTGATAGTGTGTTTTGACGACGACCTTCAACCAGAACTTTGTCGTCACTCAATACATTCGGCACACCATCACCATTATCACCATTCAAGATGTGGAACTTGAAATAATCTGCCGGAGATTCATTCTTTACAAGTTTCTTTGTGACAGGTGAAAATTGCGATACATTACCAAGAGTGTGTAGTTGAATGAAGTCTTTGTCGGCGGATATGATCATCACATCAGTGTGATTACCAAATTCTTGCGTATCATACACAATCTGCGCAATCGTATCATCTGCTTCGCATCCCCAAATTTTGAGAACTTTGTAGGGCATATTCTCTTTGATTTCATCAAAAACAAGATTGGTAATACGAAACACTTCATTCCAATCCATAGAAGATTCATCGCGAGATTTCTTGCGATTTGCTTTATATTCGGGATATAGTTCTTTTCGCCAGTTACCTCCACCATCAGATACGATAATGGTATCTTCGGCATATTTCTTGAATTTTTGACGATACATTCGGATTGTGTTTAGAATCATATGACGAATAAGATTTTCATCAATGTTCAGTTTTTGTGATACGATATTGCCAATCGCGATACCGTTATAGTCAATTATTAGCATAGTATATTTCTCCAAGTTTGATATTATTATATATCAAGATAATGGGAATGTCAATAAAAAAGAGGGGACAATCCCCTCTTTTTCGTTATTTTTTGCCCGAAAGATATTTTGGGGAATTGGAATTGCCCATTTTAATTTTAAAAAATCTTTCCAAAAATTTCATGATCTATTAGAAACCGATACCAACTTCAACGTTTGCAGTAGTTGTACCTGAATTCCAGTTTACCCAACCATCAACAAAAACGTTTCCATTAAGATCCTTTGAGACACCGACATTAACACCCGACCAAGTGCTACCCACCATTTCGTAACTTGTGTTACCATAAAGTTTGATGCTGCCAAAATTTTGCGCGACACCTACTGTAGGTGTAAAAGTGTTTGCAGAAGTCGTGAGGTTATGGTTATAGATTGCCGTTGCAGAGAACACGTTAGTGTTTCGGCCGAACATATCAGCAGAAGCGGAAGTTGCAAAAAGAGCCATTACAGCAGAAACGAAAGCGATTTTTTTCATGTATATTTTCCTTAAATTGTAGATAAAAATAGTGGGCCCGTTTTTTCATCGCAGGGGAACCCATACTGCTAGACTTCTTTCGTTGGTCACGAATATCATTCTGTTTCTAGGTGATATCAGACCCAAGCAACTTAGGCCGCAAGGGCGTAAGCACGAGGAGCAAAATTATCGTTTGCCTTTAGTTTATTTGACCGAATGTCGTAGGTCAACACGGTAAACTCCACTTCATCTTCACACCTGTCGATCCTATTTCGACCCCATCAAAGATACACTATAGCTTTTTTCCCTAACGAACTAAGAACCCGGGGTAGTCTAGCGAGCCAGCCACGGCTGTTTTGTTAATAGTGTATCCATGGTGGAGTCGCTGGGTGCCGCCCCCAGGTCCAGAATGTGTCCACGTTGCTTCAACGTTTACAGACTATATATACAACAAAAGGAGCTGAATGTCAACCCCTTTTGTAAAATTTTTTTACTCGACAAAAATGTCACACTGGATTGATAATGTAATGTACCATTAGTACAAGAGCAACTGATGCGCCTAATCCTACCATCATTTTACCAAAATCCTTAGCAACCAATGGGAATACTGATTTTGTTTTCTTCTTACCAAAGTATGTTGCCATCGCAAGTTCACGACCTGCTAACAAACCAACAAATACCCATGTAGTACTCATAGGAATATCATTTAGTTCTTTAAAGAAGTACAAACACATCCAATAAAAGAAGTCAATCAACGTAGCAGAACGAACATATCTTGTATTGTGTTTTTCCAAAATAATTTGTTGAATTTTCCCACCTTTTTCTCTAAACATAAAGAACAAGCCACCAACAAATACTATTGAAATGAATATCATTAAATCAATTGGTACTTCACGTGGAAGGAATACCGCAATGTTGGCAATATCATGTGAAAGCCATGTGTACCATAATCCGGCAGTTGCTATCCATTGCGCAATTCTCCAAAACTTTTTGTTGCTATCACTCACTGGTTGTGTTTCATCAAACCATTTGTGCGCAAATTTATTAATAGCAAACCAAACAGCATAAGCAAAAACCGCCGCGACACCATAACCCATAATAGATTTCATTAGCATTTTCTCCAACACAAAAGTTGAAGCAAATACTGATAGAACTAAGAATGAGGTTGAAACTGGTACACCCATTCTTGTCAATGCTACAAGAACGGCTGGAGCCGCAGCATGATACCATTGTACTTCTTGCCACGGAATTTTATTTAATCTACCGAAAGATATGTCACCACCATTCATTGCCCACCCGTACCAAAGAGTAACCAATAACACAGCAGATGCTGCACCCCAAAGTATTTTATAATTGAAACGCTCATTATTTGACGCGATCCACGTACCGAGCGTTTGTACTGAATCGTTTGCGATAACTGCATACGCAGCTAAAAGGAACCCCACGAGGCTCCATAGGGTTAACATTTCCATTTGTTTTCCTTTCTTGCAAGTTTTACCCTTGCCCTCAAGAGGAGCAATTATTTATTGGTTAAAACACAATAGTTTTGTAACACTTTTGTAAAAAAAGAGGGACCGAAGTCCCTCCTAAAACCCAAAGGTTTTGTCCTTTTTATGTGTTATATGTGACATAAATATCACTTATATTCTCGTAAAATCGCATTCAGGTCTTTCTGGATATTCGAACCTGTACTCTTGCACTACCTCTTTTGTCATGATTCCTTCAATCCAGTTTGATGCAGCATCTTTTACATATTGAAAAGTTTTGTTTGGATATTCTATTTCACCGATAAATTTGTTCGCTTCATAGAATTTTATATGCAAAACTTCATCAGACAAATATATTTGCGCAGATCGTGTATCACTCTTATATTCTTCTGACAACATCATAGTTCATTATCATGTATATAGAGTTGAATAACAGCGTAATGCAGAATCTTCATCAAATCTTTACGCGCATCATCGCGTGTTCCTTTGTTGCCGTACCGATTAGAATACTTGTCAACATTACCCATACAAAAACCGGTACCATGACCACGATCAATAATCACCTCCGTTGATTGAATTTTACTTGTTGAGTAGTGGCTGTTATAAGTAGAATCGATATACTCCTGTAGTTCAGAAATATACCCACCTTCATTGAATTTGTAGTCAATTGTCATCATGCAACCTCGTAGTATAGTTGTTCCCAATTCTTCACTATATGTATATAACACGTATCTCTTGTTTCTGCAACAATCATCTGAATCAAACCAGACGAACCAGGACGTGGCGTTTTTTACCTACAGACAGTTTGACGGTGTTGCGCAGATCATCGGTAGATACCATCAAAGTTGCATCGGTCAAGACTTCATCATTCATTCGGGCGCCAGCATCAGCGATCAAACGTTTTGCTTCTTTGCCGGATTTCGCCAAACCTGACTGTACGATAAGATGAACAATCGAAATTGCCTCGCCCATTTCCGCAGCATTGATTATCGTGGTCGGCAGGTCATCGCCAATGCCGCCATTCTCGAACACTTCGCGAGCGGTCTCGGCGACTGTTCTTGCGGACTCTGCGCCATGGGCAAGCGTGGTGACGAGGTTCGCCAGCGTGATCTTGGCCTCGTTGACCTCGGACCCCTTCAAGGCGCCCAGCCGGTCGCATTCATCGACCGGCAGTTCGGTATATAACTTCAGGAACCGCCCGACATCGGCGTCGGTGGTGTTGCGCCAGAACTGCCAGAACTCGTAGGGACTGCGCATCTCGGCATTGAGCCAGACCGCGCCGTCCTGGCTTTTGCCCATCTTCTTACCGTCCGAGGTCGTCAGCAGAGGCGAAGTCAGCCCAAAGACCTCGTGATCAAGGATGCGGCGGGTCAGGTCGATCCCGTTCACGATGTTGCCCCACTGGTCCGAGCCACCCATCTGCAAGAGGCAACCGTAGCGGTTGTTCAGCTCCATGAAGTCATAGGCCTGCAGGATCATGTAGTTGAATTCGAGGAACGACAACGATTGTTCACGGTCGAGGCGCGATTTGACCGATTCAAACGACAACATCCGGTTAACCGAGAAATGCCGGCCG